TCGTCAATTTTTCTTTCTAAATTTTCTAAATTTTCAGATTTAGCTTCGACTTGTTCTATTTTTTTTTCGACTTCGGTTGTTTTTGCTTTATATTCTTCATCATCTACCGCAGAAAAACCAAAATCAAAATCTGCGTATTCTTCAGGTATTGTTGCCATGTTCGTATCCGTATTTTGCAATAAAGTAGCTATCTACTATGTCTGTTATAGGATTATTTAGTTTGATATTAAATTCGTCTAATAGTTTTCTATTAGTTTCCTCAACAAATGCATCATACATTTTTTCTTTATTTGCATTACCTTTTGTTGTAGCGTATTTCTTAATAACGGTGGGTGGAATCATTTCATATTTAATTCCCCAATTTGTAAGAGTATCTTTCAGTATCGCCATATTCTCTGCTATATGAAACACTCTGCCAGTAGCGGCATATGCATAATCTTCAATATATGCTTTTGGTCTTTCTGGGCTAATTGCAGTGATGCAACAATTTATAGCCCAGTTAGCAAGACCATGATATCTCTGTAAATCATTATCCCATGCAGGATAAATGTCTGTTTTTATGCTCCGAATCTCGGCCCATTTTTGTCGTTGTCGTTCATTACTCGCCAAACAAAAATGAGTACAAGAGCCAGAATTATAATTCCACTTATCGTTTCCATTGTATAAAGTTATTGCAGGACTTGTTAGAGAATAATCAATCCCAATTATCTTCATCACTATCCATTTCAAGCAATTCACCGCAAAAAGGACAATAATCGGGTAATTGATTATGTTGGTAAATTATCTCATACTCTACAAAACAATAATTACACTCATAGTTTACCGTTTTCTCCGTCATCCATAACACCTTCTAATTGTTTATATTTTCCAATAATTTTATGAGTATATTTCAACCCCTCCCTATAGCACTTCATTTTCTCAGGCATTATCATATATTCTAAATCTGGTTTTGGATTTTTCTTAATATTGACAATTGCCTTTTCTATTTTTCTTATCTCGTATTCTATAATATTTTCTATTTCAGTTAATCCATGTGCAAACTTATCTGAATTATATTCATTCATGTTATCCCTTTAAAACAGAACTACTTTGATACCTCTCATATTCTTGTTTATATAGATGTGCTTTATCCCTTAGTTCTTTAATTTTTACTGCATTATATAGATGTGAAGGAGCTATTAATTCTTCACTTAACAACTCCTCGTAATGTTTCCATGTTTGATATAATTCGTCCTTTTCACTCAAATGATATTCGGTGATTACTTGTGTCATAAGTCAACAACCTCGCAACCTCCATCGGCGGCACAGGCTAATTCTTGTGCTCCAGCAGTAAAGTCTTGCTCTTCGTATTTAGACAATTGTGACCAATCAACATTTTTTGGCATTGCTTTCAATGCTTCTTCGTACTCTTCTTTTGTACAATCTTGATATGGTGCTTGTCTGTATGTATGCTCACTAAAAGGCAGGAATGAGATACCACTGATGCTATCAAAGTTATCCCATACCCAGTTACCAACTTCCATCCATTCATGCTCTTTTACAGAAATAGTCACGGATGGTTTATGTTCACACCAATGTTTTTGATACTTCTGCCAAAGTTCAAGTTGCTCTTTTGCAGTCATATCTTGCCTAAATACTGCATTCTTTGGACTTTGCATAGGAAATGAAAATACAGTTGTATGTTGTGGTTTCATTACATCTGCTTCGTTTGGAAACCCTGCATCTTTCATAAATTGACAAAGCGGGTCCTTATTGTCCGCTCGTACCGTTCTAATATAATAAGGATTATGGCGAGCATGTATACCACTGGCAGAGTCAACCAACTGACTGACCGTACCAGAAGGCTTAACGCAAGTGATGGCGGCTGATTGTGGTATGCCGAGTCTTTCTGCCCACTCTTTGTTTGTTTCGACTGCAACATTTTTTAAATCCTCCAGAAGATTTTCAAGTTTACCCTTCTTACCATTGGTAAGAGAATTGTCCATTATTCCTGTGAGAGAAACTCCGAGAAGTCGTTCTTCGTCACAGTTTCGTTTCCAGTCTCTTGAGAGGTATTTGAAGTTTGTGAGAGTTGATTGAAATGTTCCAAGGATAGTTGCAACCCTAACTTTCTTGCGTAAAGATTCGGCAGTGTCCCGTCCTCTGACAACGACTTCTGAAAGGTTGCAAAACTCTCGACTTCTAAGAATGATTTCACTGCAGGGGTTAGTTCCAAAGTCATCTCTTGGTTCTCTTCTGATTTTTTCGTCATTGTTTAAACTTTCTACTTGTCTTCTGGCCGACATACTGTTATAGATTCCACGCTCCCCCGATTTAGAATCGTAGAGGGATAACCACTCTCGCATGAAAGTCCCAATGTCTGGCTTTTCTTTATAGTTAACCGAATTATTGGCGAGGGCTCGTTGAGGATTATTCTCCCACCACTGTCCCGACTTAGCATGTCGCATTGTTTCATCTTGGAGGTTTGACAGGCTGATAAGAGCAGAACGGCGAACCCCACCAACAACGACAATTTCTGCAATTTTACATACAATATCATGTGCTTCTACCGGTTTAAGTTTACGTCCAGCGGCATTCTGAAATGTATTTATCGTGAACTTAAACAGTTCTTCCAAAGGTTCTGGACCGGAGGCTCTACCTCCGAATGTTTTAAGTGGCGTCCCTGCCGGTCTTACGTTTGACAAATCCCATCTTGGAACTTGTCCTTGCCATACTAATGATAGCAATTCTTTATATGCTTTTGCCCAACCGAGTTTTGAATCTGCCACTACTATTGTTGTATCTGTCTCATGAAATTCTTCCGCTACTGGTGGCAACTTATCTACATACTCTTCTTCTACCGAGAACCCTACACCTGTACCATTCATCAAAATATAAAGTATTTCATCAAAAGACCTTGGAGCATCTACCTTGACATATGAACAATTATATCCTGCAACATTTTCTTTCTTGAGTGCTTCTCCTGCCGTCATCAAGCACCTCATACTAGGCATGACATCTAGATTAGTAACTGCCTCTCTTAAATCGGCTTCTAACCCATTTTCTAATTTAAAGTCATGTTTAGTATCTAAATGTTCTTTGAAAAAACCAACAAGTCTATCGACTGTTTCTTCCCAGGATTCTCTACGTTTTAAAGAATAATTCCATCTGGCATATCTGGATAAATGTATAAATGATTGGTACTCGGTAGGTAGCGGCATTTTAAACTCCTTATTTTAACTTTTCTAAAAATTCTTTTGATTCTCGTTCTGATAGACCATATTTTGCCATTACCCAACTTCCATTCATATTATCTTTTATGATTTCCATTTCTTTGGCAGAGAAAGTTTTTGAATTTAAAATATAGTCTTCAAAGGCTTCACAACATATAGGAAACTTTGGTTTTACCAATTCGTACATAGCACTAGCATAATCTTGTATCTCTTTTTGTGCGTGAGCATCCATACGTAATTTAGCAAAATGAAAAAAGTTGTTCAGATCTATTTTCCAAATACATTCTGTGTAATTAGAAACTGGTAAAACTGTTCTTGCAAGTTCTCTTGCAATACCCTTAAATCCTTCGTAAAATCCATCGAGAGGAGTTGGGGTAGCAATTTGCCTGTAACACTCTTTTGCCTGGTCGGTAATAGCGTGCATACGACCTAGAACTAACATTTTATTGTTTTCGTCTAAATCTTGACCACGCCCTTGATTATTAGAACTCGATTGTTCCTGTACATCAGCCTCAGCAGGCAAATAAAACTCATCACTCATTAAAGAGTAACGACCAGAGTATTCATTTATGTTAGCGGTTCTATGTCTAACAAGTTGTCTCATTACAAATATCGGTAGTTTCAAATGAAACTTCACCTCACACATCTCAAATGGCGATGTATGTTTGTGTCTCATCAAATATCGAATTAGATTTCTTGTTTGGCTTACCTTCCGTGTACCTTCACCGTAACTAATTCTTGCGGCATTTTCAACTTCCTCGTCATTGCCCATCACTTCCAATAACTTCACAAAACCATGTTTATGTACTTGTGTCATTTCAATCATATTTTAAATTCCAACATTTTAGTTTTTGCAGTCAATCCAGAATAAACATTATTTTTCAACTCATTAATAACATCTACACCATTTAAAAACATATCATTAATATCTTTATGCTCTATGTACCGAGGCCATATGACAATCTTATG